ACGGACGGGACCGACACGCGGCACCGGGTCTATGACATCACGCGCGACCGCAAGGGGCGCATCGTCGCCCTGGCCCTGCGGCCGGAGCTGGAAGGGATGACCGATCCGCCGCAGGGGCGCATGTTCGAGTTGCTCGAGACTTAACAACCCCCGGAGGGGAGGCCGTAGCCCATGAACGCGGAGCAGCGGGCGATGATGCGGGACCTGACGCGCAAGTTCATGAAGGTCGCCCGCGGCAAGCTGGTCGAGGGCGGCTGGGCCGGGTTCCGCGACACCTCGATCAAGCCGGATGCGCCCGAGGCGCAGCTCACCGACATGAAGGCCTCGTTCTTTGCCGGCGCGACCTATTGCTACCTGACCCTGGTCGCGGTCATCGACGAGGCCATGCCGCTGGAGGAATCGACCGCGGTCGTGGCCGCGATCGACGCCGAGCTGGTCGAGCACAGCAAGGCCCTCGCCGCGCTCATGGCGGCGGGCTTGAAGACGGACGGCAATGCATGAGGCCGCTCGCGATCGATCTCTTCTGCGGCCTCGGCGGCTGGACCGAGGGGCTGCTCGCCGAGGGCTACGAGGTCGTCGGCTTCGACCTCGAGGCGCACCAGTACGGCGCGCATCGCTATCCGGCCCAGCTGGTGGTGCAGGACGTGCTGACCCTGCACGGGTCGCAGTTCCGGGACGCGGCGCTGATCGTCGCCTCGCCGCCGTGCCAGGCCTACAGCTACCGCGCCATGCCGTGGTCGCGCGCCCGGGCCCTGCCGCCGCCGGATAACACATTGTTTGAAAGCTGTTTCAGGCTGCAGCGCGAGGCGAGCGCCGCGGCCGGGCGTCACATCCCCCTGGTGGTCGAGAACGTGCGCGGGGCGCAGAAATGGGTCGGGCGGGCGCGCTGGAACTACGGCAGCTTCTACTTGTGGGGCGACGTGCCGGCGCTCATGCCGATCGTCGTCAGGACCGGGGTGAAGGTCGGCGGCTTTTCGTGGTCGAATTTCGGCAAGGACGATTACATTCCGCAAGGCTTCAACCGGACTGCCGAGCGGCACATCAAGAACATCCCGCATCGCACGGCGGGGCACTGGACCAACCCCGCCGAGCATGAGGGCGTGAAGCAGGGCGGGTCGGGCGCGGCGTGGTGGGACGAGACCTTCGACGCGCGCCGCCGCGAGGCGACCGCGATCAAGAACGGGAACGACTGGTTCGGCCCGGGCGAGGACGCCTCGCTGCAGCGGTTCGGCAGCAAGTCATCGGGGCGGAAGTTCGCCTCGGCGATGATCGCCAAGATCCCGCCGGCGCTCGCGCGCCACATCGCGGCGGTTTACCGGCCAACATAAAAAAGGACCGCTGCCGGGGGGTAGGGCCGGCAGCGGCCCCCAGTTCGCTGGGTGGATGTTGGAAGCACCCAGGGGAACGGGTTAGGTCATGCCATGACCCTGCTTACGCCAGGCGACGAGGCCGAGGCCGATCAGGCCTGCGCCGAGAAGGCCCAAGGTGCCGGGCTCGGGCACCGCCGTCGCGACGATCGCTTGCGAGCGGCCCGTAAGCTGGGAGGCCACGCCACCGACCGCGCCCGCGATCGTCCCGGTGGTCTCGAGGGTCATCGAATAGAGATCCGGGTCGATGAAGCCCGAGACGTGGTTGAAGTTGAAGCTGTCGGTGAGGCCGGCGGCGGTGAGGAGGCCGCTGTCGGCTTGCAGGATGCCGGGATGATCCGTCGGGGTGCCCGCCCCCTGGGTGTTGGCGTTGTCGGCATAGTAGGTCAGGTCGATGGTCGAGCCGGCGGCGTTCTGCCAGGTGCCTGAGCCTGATTCGGACAAGCTGGTCACGGGCCCGGTGAAGCTGGTGCCGCCGACGGCGATGGTCACCGCGACGGCGGCAGTCCCGGAATTGGTGATCTGGAATGAGGTCGTGTCAAGGGTGTTGCTCGCCCCCGTGGTCTGGGTCTGGGCCGATCCCAGGAAGGTGACCGCGCCGAATGTCTGCGTCCCCGTGGTGATGGTGCCGACGAGCGGGTTGGTGTCGCAGGCGGCGTTATCGACGCAGCTGAAAGTGGTGCCGCCGATATTGGCGCTGAATTGCAGGACGGCGTGGGCCGGGGTGGCGGCGAGGCCGGCCCCGGCGAGGGCAAGCGCGGCAAGTGCCAGGTTTTTCATAGGCGTTCCTCTCTCTCTCAAAAAAGGCCGCCGCCGAGGCTGGTAGGGGGGCCTGTCAGTCCCCCGGCAGCGGCCAGGTGGCCTCTAGTTCATTGCGGCTTCGGGGTCGGGGTCAGGCTCGGATCGACGCACACATAGCGCCAGCCATAGCCGGGGATGCCGGCGACGATCCAGAATTTGCCCTGCGGATGTCCGGGCAAGCCCTGGTCGGGCTGCGGCGGCTGGCCCGGCAGGCCTTGGCCGGGAACCGGCGGCGGCGCGCCGGGCAGGCCCTGGTCGGGATGCAGGAACGGCGGCCAGATCACGCCCGGCGGGGTATCCGGGGGCGCGGGGACGATCGGCAAGGTGCTCGAGGGCGGCGGCCAGACGCCGGGCGGCGGCGGCGGGATGTGCCCCGGAATCCAGGGATGGCCCCCGCCGGGAAGACCCTGGTCGGGGTGGCCCTGGCCGGGGAAGCCGCCGCCGGGCAAGCCCTGGCTCGGGTAGCCGGGCTGCTGGCCTTGGCCGGGAAGGCCTTGGTCGGGGTGGCCGCGCTCCGTGATATGCAGCCAGCCGGAAACGTAGGGCATGATGGGCGTCTCCAGATTGTGGTTTATCGGGTCAGCGCCACAGTACCCGAACCCGGCAAATGTATCCTGCCCAATCCGGCCTCGATGATGAGCTCGAGCTCGGCGCAGAAGTTCCGCCTTCCATCCGCGGCGAGGGCGTCGACCGCGGCGAGGAGCTCGCGCTTGATGAAGATATGACGCCTCGCCCGCGTCGTGTCGGTGGCGCGGCCGGGCTTCTTCCGCTCAGGCTTCTTGGCCAAGACGATCTCCTTCATAATGACATTGCATGATTAATCGTGCCATGATAAGCCACGCTTGTCAACCAAGGGGGACCACGATGACCGATCTCACGCCGCTGGCGCTGCACATCGCCAACGCCACGGCCAAGGGCCGCAGCCGGCGGAAGCTGCCGCGCGCCTACCGCTTCTGGCTGGTGGTCGAGGCCGCGGCCGGCGCGCTCGCCTTGGCCGTCGCGGTCATCGCCTTGATGGCCTAGCCCTCTTCGCCTCAAAACGGGATCGCGGCGTCCAGATAATCCTGCCGCGCCCCGGTCAGGAAAGTCATCAAGCCCTCGAGCTCCGAAAGGAACAGCGAGACCTGGGACTCCATATCAACGATCGCGGCGTCATCCCGAAGCACGCGGTCGATGAAGAGCCGCCGCGGCCCCCGGATGCGCGGGTCGAAGCTGACGAAGTCGCACCACTGCCGCCCGGTGCAGGCCAGCTGCCACTGGATCTGGGCGCGGTGGCGCTCGGGCACGGCCCCGGCGATCAGGGTCTCGACATGGGTCAGCGACATCGGGCATTTGATCTCGAGCAGGCCGTCCAGGCCGACGAGACCGTCCGGGGAGCAGCCCGCCATGAGGATCTCGGGATGGCGCACGAAGCCGCTCTCCCAGACCCGGGTCTCGGTCGCGGCCTCATAGGCGTTGCGCGCCAGCGGCTCGGTCTCCAGGCCCCAAAGCATCGCGCTGGTGAGCGGCTGGTCCTTGGGCAGGCCGGTGAGGCGCTCGGCGATCAACTCGCTCAGATAGTGGCTCCGGCGCTCCGAGGGGCCTTTCTTGGTCATGGCCATGACGTCGGCCACCCGCGAGGCGGTGACCTTGCCCAGCCGGGCCGCCACCCAGGCCTCGTAAGCGGGGCCGGATCGGCCTGCCGGGTCGCTCACAAATCCTCTCCGGTCGCCCACTCGCTGCACCATTCGTGATGCCAGGTCAGGGGCCACCAGGCCTCATGGATCGCTCCGTCGTTCTCGCTGACCACCGCTGCCCGCGGCGCATAGCGGCGGCACTCGCCCAAGGCGGTTTCGTCCTCGTCGATCTCCCAGTGGCGACAATCGCCGCAGATTCGCGTCGCGCGCTCGCCTTTTTTGGTAACCATGGGTCAGCCTCCCAGGAGCGGGTTGGGCGGCTTCTCGTCCCGGCTTTCTTCCCACAGCTGCACGCGGCGCTTGTCGATCGCCTCTTGGAGCGAGTTGTAGGCTTTGGGCAGGCGCTCCTTGCCGCCGTCGATCGTCTCCCGGTTGTGACCCTCCCACCGGTTGAGCTCGGCAAGACTCTCGGCGGTCTTGATGGCGTCGACGAAGACGCGGCCGAACTTCACGTAGTCGCCCGTGTACGGCAGCGCCTGCGGCATCAGCTCGCCGGTCATCGGGTCGTACTGCAACTCGGGCGGGGCTGGAGGGGCCGCCTCTTTAGCGGGAGCCGCCTTCCCATTGACCGGCCGCCCGACCGAGGCCTCGCCGTCGTCGTCGGTGGGCGCGACCCCGACCATCGCCGCCAGCGCGTAGCGGCGCAGATAGGTCAGCGTCGAGCCGGCCCCTTGGGCGTCGAACTTCATCGGCGCGACCACCAGCTTGCCCTGGATCATCGCCCCCGATTCGTGGCCCAGAATCGTGACCACGCC